ACGGCTGTCTCAGCAATTAGCTGCGTCTTTTGAGCATTAATTAAGTTTGTTTCTGCTACAGTCTTTGCTTCTTGGTCTTTCGTTAGTGCGGTCTGCGCATCAACAAGCAGCTCTTCAGCGGTAGTCTTCTTCTTTTGTTCAGTAATTAACTCAGACTCTGCATCAGTCTTTAGCTCTTGAGCAGTAATTAACTTGGTTTGCTCTTCAACATTAGCGGTATCAGCATCTACCTTGAGTTCTTGTGCTGTTATAAGTTTAGTTTCTTCATCAACCTTTAACTCCTGTGCTGTTATAAGTTTAGTTTCTTCGTCTGTCTTAAGCTCTTGCGCTGTTATGAGTTTAGTTTCTTCATCAGTCTTTAACTCTTGTGCAGTAATTAACTTAGTCTCTTCATCAGTCTTTAACTCTTGTGCAGTAATTAACTTAGTCTCTTCATCAGTCTTCAACTCCTGAGCTGTAATTAGCTTGGTCTGTTCTTCAATGTTAGCGGTATCAGCATCTACCTTAAGCTCTTGTGCTGTTATTAACTTAGTTTCTTCATCAGTTTTTAGCTCTTGTGCTGTGACTAACTTAGTTTCTTCATCAGTCTTGAGTTCTTGTGCTGTAATAAGCTTAGTCTGCTCTTTTATATTATCTGCTTCTGCATCTGTTTTTAACTCTTGAGCTGTAACTAACTTAGTTTCTTCAATGCGTTTCTTAGTTTCTTCTGTTTCGGTAAGCTCTTGCTGTATAACTAAAGTGTCTTGAGACTGTAGTAGATCAGTTTCTTCATCAACCTTTAACTCCTGTGCTGTAACTAACTTAGTTTCTTCAACGCGTTTCTTTGTTTCTTCAACCTCTGTAAGATACTGTTGTTGTAATAAATCAGTCTCTTCATCTACCTTAAGCTCTTGTGCTGCGATGAGATTTGTTTCTGCTTTAGTCTTAGCTGTGCTTGCGAGTTCACCACCAAGACGTAGCATGCCTAGTTTTTCTTCTACGTTCCCTTGCAGGAACATAACTTCATCAACGCCTAACCCTTTTAACTCAGCAGGGAAGTCATTGAAATCAAGAACACCATTAGAGTTACGTACGTGTGCTTGTTGAAGTATAGCTAGACTTACTAGCTCTTCATTAAAAGAAAACTTCTGTAACTCCTCTGATCCAATCAGACGTGTCTGCGCTATACGAGCGGCACGTATTGTGATGTACCTTATAGCCTCTTCAGGTATAGTAGCATGGAAATCAGCACCATCTCTGCTGGGATATATTATTATATTAGAAGTTGTACTATAGTTTCCGTCTGCATTGAATTGATTAAACCACCATCCTTTTGATTGTATATCATCATTGACTTCCTTGATTGTGTTTAACGCCAGCGAAACTTGTTGTGGTAAAACATCACCAGCTAAAGTGTTTATTGGTGACTCACCTAAGTTTGCAAGCACTACGTTTACTGATGAGAGTAAAGTTGATGCTCTGTTGCTGTTTGGATCAAGGGCTGTTGTTGGCATTATTTATCTTTCTTTTTGGGGAAACCTTTTTTCATGTTGCTGTAAGACTTCTTGCTTACAGTTGATTTGCTCTTGGGACGGCTGATACCAAGCTTACGTCTGCGATTAATATTTTCGTATAAACTCATTTTAACATTTCCACTTTCTAAGTGCTAAAGCTTTGCGAGTCGGTCTGCCTTTGGAGTCCTTCATTGGTCCTTTGACACCACTCATTCTTGCACAGAATGAACGTTTTCTCGCTCCACCTTTGGGTTGAGGGGCTTTAAGATTAGAACCTGTCTTCCTGTTGTAGTAGTCTCTTCCTTTTTTACTAAGACCACCTGTTTTGGATTTGTGTTCCTTTCTTAGACTAAGCCCTTTTCTTTTTGCCATTGTAATAAAAAACCCCACCCCCAAATGGGGGCAGGGCTTGAATGATTGTTAAGCAGGTTTCACTGCAACAGCACACTCAGGACGGAGAACTCCGTGACCCATTGCGTACTTAGCAACGAACAATGTACCTTGACGCTCGATTTGGTACTCGCTCTCAGTAGCAAGGTCAAGAAGTTTGACCGTACCGATAGCTTCCTTAGTACCAGCAAGAATGCCGTACTCAAGGTCTGCGCCAGTACCAGTTGTCAATGGAGAGAAGTCTCCGTTGTAACCGCTACCGCCACTGAATACAGTGTTGTTGGACGAACCATCACCAGTAGTGACAGCTGAGTCATCACCTAATTCAGCAATGTCCACAAGGTGGTTGCTCTTGATTAGAGTGATACCAGCAACGCTTGCAACAGTACCTGAGTTGACGTTACCGCCAGAACCAGTGTCCTTGTTGATAGCAACGTTGTCAGATGTCAGCAACTTGTAGTAAGTAGCTGGAGCAAGGATCGCAAAGCGTCCTTCATCTGGAGCATCGTTCTTGTCTAGTGATTCAGCTACACCGTAGAGGGCATCAATGATACCTGATGCTGTCTTTGTATCAGCACCAGTGATGCTTGTACCAGCAGGAGTGTTGCTGAGGTTAGCACTGTCTTGTGAAGCAGCATAGAGAGTCTTCATCGTTGCGATGTCGAAACGTTTTGCTAGAGCCTTACCAAGTTCAGCAGCGTAGATGCTACGAACGTCATAATGCTTCTTGAGTTCATCAATGTTAGCAATGAATGTCGAAGATACAAGAACGTCATCGATAGTGATGATTTTCTCGTTCATGCCAATTTGTGACATGTATCCTGAAGAGGACTCAACGATATTTTCGCCTACAGTGTGATATTGAGCAGTAGCTATTCCAGAGACTGGGAACTGAGCAGATTTCCCTGAAGAAATCGTGCGTATCATGTGCAAGTCTTTCATGACGTTTGTCTCAGAGAAACTCGTAAGAATTTCACCAGAGAAAACTTTCAGAAAGAGTGCATCATTATCAGATCCACCTTGGATTAAACCACTACGAGAGATGGGTGAGAAGTCACCGTTTGCCATAGTTTTTCCTTTTGTTATTTAATTAATAAATGAGAACAGAATGTTCTCGTTAGTTTTCTGTGTTTCATTCCTTGTGTATTTTACGAACCGTGAGTTGTCTGACGTATCAGGCTCAGTCGCTACTTTAAACTAAGAGTAGAAATTATTTTACTTGCGATGAACCAAAGTAGAAACCTACGATGGCTAAAGCAGTTTGTCTTACTTCTGGTAGTATGGCATACCCAGTTACGAGTTCCCACTTTTTACCAGACAGTAATCCAAAAAAGAAGCTAGTATCCTTTTGTACGGATACTCCAATATCTGTAAAAGCTATAAGAAAAGGCGCAGCGATAATAGCGAACATTGTACATACTACAATGAACCTACGTATCCAAGCACCAGACGCACCACCTCTTTTAGCAGCTGCGTCAGCACTGGCATCAGCAACCTTTTGTTTTTTAATTGCTTGCTCAAACAGTCGTGTTTGATTCTGGGCTTGTGTGGCTATCATCTTCATGATGAATCCACTCACGCCTCCGCCAAGCATAGCTAAAAGTTCTGGTGTCATATTAAAATGCGTTCGAGACAGCTATGCGCTTCTCAACTTGTTCACGGTACGCTGAGTCAGTCTTGTACCTTGGATCGCCCATAGCCTCTACCATTGCAGCAGCAGAACCGAATGACTTAGCACCGCCTGCACCAGAAGTAGAACCTTGATTTAATGTTGGGGACTTGCCTCCATCAGAAACAAACTGTGCGTACATGCCTTTGACAGCAACACGTGCTTGTTCAACTGTACCTGTTTCAACGATTGTATTGTAAGCTTCTAGTTCACCATCGGATAAGTTGCTTCCAGCCCACTCGCTCATTGCGGTGTAGTTGTCTGCGCCACCAATGGAGTTCTGTATTTCTGTGGCTGATGCTACAGATACAGCTTCCTGTCCTTGCATGTAAGCCTGCACCATTTCTCTTGGTATGCCTGCCTTCTCAAGGTTTAGAAACGTTTCGTCAGATAACTGTCCAGTCTCTGTAAACTCTGTCGTAGCTGCTGTAACAGCATCGTTAGCTTGAGGCGCATTCTCCTCAGTGTTTTGTTCTTGATTCTCACTGGACTCTTCCTTTGTTGATTGTTTCTTTTGAAGCTCTTGATAAGCTTTTGCTAAATCTTCTGGGCTTTCAAACTTCTCGTCTAGCCACTCAGGACGTTCTGAAGTCTCTTCAACTTCTTGTGTACCTTCAGACGGATCAGCTTCTAATGTCTGACCCCTCTGGTTTGCAGCTTCTTCTTGCATAGCTGCTTGTTTCTCAAGAGATATATTCTCTTCGTTTGTATTCTCGCTTACTGTTACTGACTGATAATTAGCCATAGTTTACTGTTCCTCTCTCGCTTCTGGTTGTTGTAGTTTTGCTTCTTCTGACATAGCCTTGATACCTGCTGGTCCAAGCTTCTCTGCCATCTGCATTTGTTGCGCTTGCTGTGCTTCTGCTTGCATTTGCTCTTGGTCTTTAACTAGACCTGCTGTCTTAATGCCTAGCGATGTCGCTCTGCGATTAAAGTATTCTTCAATGTTTATAAATTGTTGTATCGCTTCTGGACCTACTACCTGAGCTGCTCCTGCTAGGAACATATCTAATTTCTGTAAGTCATTACCTCTACCTAACGCCTCTACACCAGTGATGATGACAGGACTCACTACCTTCTCAGGTAACTTAGGAAGAGACTTGTTCTTGTTCATAATGGTCATCAAACGATTGACCATAGGTAACTGCATCTCAGTACTTAG